GGTTAGTTGCACCAGTGCTATATGTTTTAAGGAAGCCTTTGGCTGTGCTTCGGAAATTCGTGAAGTTTATTGTCCCAGAAGCTGGCACAGATGCGGCTAGGTTAGTTGCTGTATTATTGCCAGCTTTAGCTCGTATGTTTGAGCCACCACGATATAAATCAGAAAAGCTAACGGCTGAACTGCCACCAACAAACTCTGTTCTAAGATCGGAAAAGCTAACTGCTCCGCTAGCGGCAATACTCATTATGGGCTTCCAAACGCTGTCATGTCATCGGCTGATGTCACTGCGCCGTTAGATGCAAGCTTGAACACAGTCGTTCCGTTGTACTGGAAGTCTAAGTCATTACCGTCCAAAACGATTGCCCACTTGCTTGTTCCAAATGCAAGTGACTGAGAACCCATATTAACGCCACCTGTGAAAGTCGCACCAGACAACATAGCCGCACCAGCCGCTGTTACGTTTGCTGTATCTGTAACATCGGCGGCTGCTTCAACGCCGTTTAGTTTTGTATGGTCAGCATCAGTGAATACATTACTATCTGATGCACTCTCTACCAGAGTCCTTATCTCAGATGCTGTTTGGTCAGCAGTAGCACTGGCCTCAATGCCATCCATCTTAGTCTTGTCAGCAGCGGACATAAGACCAGCCGCGCCTGTGGTAGCATTTGAAGGCTGTGCTACAGTAGCGTAGGCAAGATTACCTGAACCGTCTGTCTGAAGAAACTGACCACTTGTTCCGTTTGATCCAGGCAGAGTAAAGTTCACATTGCCTGAGTAGTTGGCGTGAGCAGGGGCTTTGATTGATACTTTGTGAGCATTGCTAACCTCACAGTACATATCAATCTGCGCAGGACTACTGTTGCCCGTACGCATCTCAATGAGTCCGTCACTTACACTTACACCATCGTTACTACCATCACCACCAAGATGAATCTCTTGACCTTGATCAGACGGCACATAATCAGATGAAGTGTTATCATATACTAGTACATGACCATCAAGCTGGCCGTTTAGATTAACATCATTTGCAGCACCGATGCTGAAGTTAGCTAACTCAAAAGTACCGTAGGCAACCATATCTACAATGTCAGCAGTTGCTGCGGCTGTAGACAGAGTAACACTTGTACCATTAGAAGCAGTAAAGTCATTATCTGGGTCTAGCTTAATACCATTCAGGTATACATCAATGAATCCTGCATCATATGTAATTGGGAATACTGTGGTAGAGCCTGCATACGTGCCTTCATTTGTTCCAACAGCATATGTTTTTCTTTGTGATGTGCCATTGATAGTTGATCCAGCAGCAACCCAGCCGCCTGATCCATACACCTTCATAGTATCTGTTGTTGAATCAAAATATAATGAGCCGACTACAAGAGCATCACCGTCGTTGTCAACTGAAGGCGCAGAGCTTTTTGCCCCAAGAAAGCGATCATCAAATAAATCATATGAAGCGGCGGCAGAATTGGCGCTTGTAGCGGCATTTGACTCTGATGTTGCGGCATTAGTCGCACTGGTTGCGGCAGCAGTTTGACTAACAAGAGCAGCAGCAGCAGATGTTGCAGCAGCCGTGTTACTGGCGTTAGTCGTATCAACGTAAGCCTTAGTCGCTACATCTGAAGATGCAGAAGGTGTGGGCAAGCCAGTTATGGTGTTGCTGCCCATTGTAATATTACCAGACATAGTGCCGCCTGCTAAGGGCAGCATAGTGTCCGCATATGCCTTTGTAGCGGCATCTGCACTAGCAGTAGGTGTTCCAAGTCCAGTTACCTTACTACTACCCATTGCTATAGGACCAGACATTGTGCCACCTGCTAGTGGTAGTTTGGTCGCTATGCTATTAGTAATTGTGGTGCTGAAGTTAGCGTCATCACCAAGTGCAGCAGCAAGTTCATTTAATGTATCGAGTGCTCCGGGTGCGCTATCAACAACGCCAGCAACTTGAGTATCTACATAGTTCTTAGTTGCTGCATCCTGAGCATTGGTTGGATCAACTACATTAGTCAGAGCGGTAGCTGTAAAGTTAGCCGTACCATTAACAGTAAGATTATTAAGTGTTGTAGTTCCACTAGAAGCTGTGACATTACCTGTTAGATCACCTGTAACGTCTCCTGTTATATCTCCTGTAATGTCACCTGTAAGATTACCTGTAACATTACCTGTCAGGTTGCCTGTTATACCAGCATTAGCATTCACTGTAGTAAAATTGCCAGCAGCGCGAGTTGTTCCACCTATAACTACATTGTCGGCTGTACCGCCGTTGATGTCTGCTGTAGCAATAGTAGCCTGACCAGAAGTAGTCAGAGTAGTAAATGCACCTGTAGACGCAGAGCTTGAGCCTATGGTTGTACCATCAATAGCACCACCATTAATGTCAGCAGCACCAATTACAACTGAGCCTGCTCCATTTGGCGTTATGCTAATACTGCCATCTGTATTTGTTGCGGTTATTGCGTTTGCGTCTAGCTTTAAATTGTCAACGCGTAGATCAGTTACAGGAGAAGCTGTACCAATAGTAACCCCGTCTATAGATCCACCATCGATGTTTGCTGTAGAAACCGTCCCTAAGTCTGATACAGTTGCACCACTTAGGTTGACTGTTCCATTTGCTGACATATTAGTAAAATCGCCAGCCGCTCTAGTACCACTTCCAATGACAGTATTGTCAATTGTGCCTGCGTTAATATCAGCAGAGTCAGCAACCAAGCTGTCTATGTTTGCAGTACCATCAAGGTGTAGGTCTTTGAACTGTGCACCAGTAGTACCGAGGTCTACATCATTATTAGTTACGGGAGCTACTACACCATCTTGAAAGCGTAGCTGCTCAACCGATGAGCCTTGTCCAGCCGCATCTACAAAAACACCAACACGGTTATTTGTATTATCTACGACAACTTTATTAAGTGGCGTTGCTACGCCTGGATCACCAATAAGTCCTATCACTGGACCTTCTGCGGTTGAACCGTCGTGTGCATGTCCTGATGAATTATTGAATGAACTAACTAACGAATTTAACTCAGCGTTAATTGGAGCAGCTCTAACAGTTGCACCTGCTGTAATATCCGCAGCATTTGTTCTAGTATAACCTGCCATTACCGTTTATCTCCTAAACCAAACATAACCACAAAACCTTGAATTGCGTGTGCTGCTTGTACTGTTGTAGTCACAAATCGAAGTGATACGGATCTACCAGAACCCGATACATATTTTCTGACTACGGGTGATGCTGTTCCGTCATACTCAGCGGTTGAGTCAAACAAGCTCTCGTTAAAAGTTGCTGATGTGCCTGGATCGTTTATTGAAAAGTTTGCTGGATTGAATGTGTTGATGTCTTCGTAATCGTAAAGCAGAGAAAACTGGATATCCGCAGCCTCTTTTGTATCAAGAAAAATAGACAATGAATGAAGGTTTTTTCTTACCTCAGTATCTCCGAAATCTATGAATGGAGTCTGAAAAACAGAGACAACTTCTGTGCCGTTTTGAGATTTGCCTGAGTCATGATCGAACACTCTACCAGACGCATCGCCATGAAGTACAAACTCAGTCTTTCCAATATAACCACTATCAGCACAGGTTACGTTGAAACCTAGTAGGGTAGAAAATTCAAAACCCATCCTACCTTGAGTTTCTCTAAGGCCACCTAAAATACCAGAGCCATCACCTGAATCAAAAAAGTATCGGAACTGTGACTTACTTCTAATCACTACCGATGAAAATTTATCAATGGTAAAGGTATCTATGTTGTCTCTAATTAAACCCTGTATTCTTTTGGATACTGTTTCTAGCTGAACATCACCAATCTTATCAGTACCAGCGATTGGACGAATGCCATCAGGTCCAAGGAATAGAAGATCACCTGCTATCTCTACAACACTATCTCCACCTGCAACACATCCCATGTCATCCGTTACGGGTGTTACAACAAAAGAGCTAGCAGCATTGCCCGTCAGTCTTTTGATGTTGTTTGTGCCAAATATAAACAGGGCGTCACGAAACGGCTTTATAGCATTGATAGGAAAGCCTACGTTTATAACACCGCCACCGCTGGCTGTAGTGAAGTCTGTATCGGCATTAGAAGCTGAGTAGTACAGAAGAGATTCTTCACCTTCATTGCCTGCCAAGAATAGTCTGTTCTTAAACGCTGCTGAAAATTTAGGTTTAGCAGGGGCAGGTGATGTGCTTATCTCTGCATACGAAGCACTGCCAGCAGAATTAATATGATAACGGAAAGCAAAGTCTTCCCCGTCGCAACCTACTATCGTTGGCCCAGTCCAATTATATTTAGAAAATCTAATTTTCTTAACATCGGCTGAAACGGGTCGTGCCACAGTGTTAATGACATCCCAACTAGACGATACGGTATTCCACTTATAGAGAAAGTCTCCACCTGTGCTAGGTCGTCTTGCACCTATTATACCCATACCATTTTGTATAGCTAAGCCAAGCACATCACCTGTGCCTGCAATTGTGCCATAGCTATTTGTGTATCCGTTTACTCGCTGATATCCACCAACCAATGCAGGCTCGTAGTTTATCAGATGAATAGCACTTCCAGGTGCTGTAGCAGCCTGCTCAAGAACATCACGATTGGTGTCTAGTCCACCTCTGCATGATACACGTAATGTCTGAAGCTGGTCTGGCATTATATATTAACTATAAAACTAGAATTACGATTGACGACTGTTGATGTCACAGAGTCAACAGGTTGCTGTAGAAGACGACGCATCATGTCGATGCCCTCGTTGAATTTCTTTTCGTGCATTGCTGCTGATTGTTCATTTGAGCGGAAGCGCATTAGATAAATCATCGCACCCTCAATAATGATGTGTTTGTATCTGTCGGGAATTACTGTTGTATCAGTAGCTGCGGATAGATCAGCAGGGAATGACCAATACTTAAACTCAACCGTATATGCTTTATCGGGAGTAGGGGTTAAACCGAACTTAGTTTGTTGTGTCTTATAAATAGCAGTTGGTGTGGCGTAGTCAGAGCTTGTTCTCTGATCGTCTGTGGATCTGAAGTTACGAATATATTCATCGTGCTCTACTAAACCCATAGCACCGCCCGATGTACCTAAAGAACTATTTGGTACTAGGTAAAAACTTTGAAAGTCTATTACCGACAAATCCGCAGGATAATCATATTCACGAGTACCAACTGTAAGAAGTTGTTGATATACTGTAATGGCAAACGGCCACTGTTGGGCCGATTGAAGTATTTGACGAATTGAGTTATTGACTGCGTCTTTCGCAAGACCCTGAATATTTCGGGTCGTCCCAAAGTCAGGTGTGTCAATAGGCACTTCGTTTATTCTACGAAGAACCTCATTAGTCATTTCAATAAAAGTAGCCATTATCCACCTGTTAAAAAAGAGGAAGCGGCTAGGCCGCTCCCCCCAAGGTTTCTATTCGCCGAGGTTGTAGTTCAACGTAACCAAAGCTTCAGGACGCAGAATCTTAGCGCCGTACATGTGCAAGCCACGTACGATGTCTGAGAATGAATCTGGGTCACGGTAAGTTTCAGTCTTGTTGATCTTCTGTGCTGTAGCAACAGCAGCATCATGACCAGCAACAACCACACCGAAGTTAGTCTCAGAACCAGTTGCTAGAACTGTGCCTGGGCCTGTGCCAACGGTAGGAAGGTTGTTTGAAACGTAGACACGGAATCCACGGATCATGCCTGACATCTTGCCATTACGCAGCATGTCACCAGCATCTTGACCACCAGCAAAATCGTTATTGATCAGCTTAGAACTTGAGTCCATTAGCTTCTCAACAAAGATTGGATCGACAACTAGCCAACGACCATCAGCTGGTACGTTTGCACTGTCCATCATACGCTTCATGCGGTTAAGAACTTCAAGTGGATCAGCCTTACCAGCTGAGCCGCCACCTGTTGTAAGCGGAACAGATGTCACTTCACCAGCAACACCAAGATCTGAACCACCGAAGTCAGTGATGTCGAGCTTGTTAGCTGCAAGAAGTTCGTCTGAGCCTGAATTACTGTCGGCTTTTGTACCTTTTACGGTAGTGTTACGTGTGCCTACAGCAGAGTAACCTGACAGATACTGAAGTACATCAGCATCGTATGAGTCACGAATGCGGTATGCTGCACGGTCTGTAGCCAACTCCATGAAGTTTACATGGGTGATGGCATCTTCTAGATCGTCGAGCTTGAACGAGAAGTAGTTCGCCATATCGATGATCATTGTGAAGTCGGCATCTGTCAGAGCTTGTTGAGAGATGTCTGTTCCACGAGTGTATGCGTTAACAGTGATCTCTGGCTCTTTAATGATTCGAACTGAGTCACCTACGTTGGCTATTTCACCAAAGTAGTCGTTATTAGTAATGTCTTCAGCGACAGAGGTCTTGCGGAATGCGACTTGGGCTTTCTTGCTAAAAATGATTGGCGAGAAATTGCCGTTCGTAAACTGTCCACTAAGACCAGAGGTAGTACCTGAAATCTTTGTTCCAGCAGCCATAATGGCCTCCTATGGTATTAAGGTTTTACAAAGTAAAGCCGACGCAGGAATTGCGTTGACTTGGCAAGAAATCCTTAAGCGCCCAGAGGTCTGTGCTGTGTTAGGTATCCTTTGGCCAAGGGGCTAACTACACTGAGTATTCTGAATGAATTATGGTTTCTTTACGATTTTCATGAAAATGCGTAGCCACCGTTAGGTGGGGGCAGCTAAGGTGTACAAAACACCCTAGCTTTGTGTCTATAGTTATATACTATAGGAACTCTTTTGTCAACAGTTTCTTTACACTATCAGCCTGATATGTCGTAAACAAAACGACCTTCTTCCATAGCTAATGTAATTTCTTCTGCATTGCGTTCATACTCGCGATCATTCATCTTTGCGATGTCGGACTCGCGGATTGTACCTTTTGCTTTTGGCAACTGAGTCTGTCCTCTGATTGACACATCCATTGCTGCGTCTTTGTCAGACGAAGCTGGTCGGCCTTTCTTTTTTCCAGACTTAGTAATACCCATATCAGCTTTGTATAGATCGATAGCTCTTCCTGCCGAACGAGCATCTGCTTCATTCTCATATAGAGCTTTTTGTACCCACTCTGGTTGTTCATCTGCCCAATCGTGGAACGCATCGTCATCTCTGATATCTGAAAAATCAGGATGTAGCTTAAGTAACTCTGCTTCTGCTTTGTCACGCGTAGCATTAGCCTGCATCTCATCGATCTGCTTCATGCGATCTTCAAGGTGCTGCTGTTGCTCTTGTGCTTTAGTTGAAGCAATTGTTTCTACTATCGCTGCTACATCTGGATACTCAGTTGCCCAAGCTTTAATTTCATCGGGCGACTTTGGAAGTTGAATAGATTCCGTAGATGCTTTCGTTAGCTGTTCTTCAAGCTTAGAAAGTCTAGTCTCATATTCTTCTTTCTGCTTCTGTGAATGCCTTCGCAAATCGCCGTAGCGTTTCTTGAAGGTTCGTTCTTCAGCAGTAAGGTTAGCGTCGTGTTCAGCAATCTCTTGCTCTGCTGCCGCTTCTTCCTGCTCTTGAACACTATTCATACTAGCTTCAAGTTCAGCTATTTCTTGCTCTTCTTCTTCTACTGACTTGGTATTCTTATACATCATTGGACGTATTTTTACTTTTGGTTCTTCTTTGATGACAATCTCTGCCATTGTTTACTCCATCATTGGGGCTACCGTAGCCTGTGCAGGGGGGTGGGTTGCCAATTATTGGACTGTTATCTTGAAGCCAGTCCTCCACGCTTCATCTGCTTGGTCTTCTTCTTCTTTGGCTTGTTGATTAAGCCACCTTCGTATCTGAAATCTGCATAGCCACTGAA